TGCTGTGTATATTGTTGATGTGGTCTTTGATGACTCCCCCGCTGAGGTGACGAAGCCGGAATGTGCCAAGTGCCTGATCGACAATAGGGTCGCTTCTGCTGTTTTTGAGTCCAACAACGCCGGTCAGTATTATGCCAGAGATGTTGACCAGATCATTCGTGAGCGTGGGTACTCTGTTGGTATCCGCACGAAGCGCACGATCTCCAACAAGCAGACCCGTATTGAGTTCGCTTCCGACAACATCAAGAAGAACTTCTACTTCAAGCACCCCTCCACCTACAAGCGGGGTAGTCAGTATTGGAACTTCATGAAGGAAGTGACCACCTACACCCGCTCCGGCAAGGTTCCGCACGATGACGCTCCTGATTCCCTCTCTCTATTGGAAAACGAAATCCGTATGTTGTCCGGGGGCAAGGTAGAGGTTTTCAAGCGTCCCTATTGAAAGGTTGGTTTTGACAAATACTGTGGCGAATGGTATGATTAAAGATTAACTATTGACAACCATTGGACACAACGGTATACTTATAGTTAGAAACCAGCAGAAACCAACAAAACGGTATACGAATGAACAGATAACGATAGGGTGGAAAGGAGGTGCTGTAAGTGGGTGCGAGAGCGTTGTTTGGTCGCCGTGTGATCTATACCGATGTTGCCGAAATCAATGCCGGGAACATCATTGATGTTCTGCAAAAGGCTCTATTCGTCCATCTGCAAAACAGCGCCGACATTGACTATCTCTATCGGTACTATCGTGGAGATCAGCCCGTGCTTTACCGGGAGAAGGAAGTACGGCCTGAAATCTGCAACAAGGTCGTTGAAAACCGAGCCAATGAGATCGTGTCCTTCAAGGTCGGCTATCTGATGGGTGAACCCGTTCAGTATGTGAGCCGAAGCGATGACGAGAACATTTCCGCTGAGGTCAGCCGCTTGAATGATTATGTTCTCAGCGAGGATAAGCCTGCCAAGGACAAGGAACTGGCGGACTGGTCGCATATCGGCGGAACTTCCTATCGTATGGTGCTTCCTGATGGAGAAGCCGATGTGGAGGAAGATGAAGCTCCCTTTGAGATTTTCACCCTTGACCCCCGCTTCGCTTTTGTGGTCTACTCCACCGCCCTCGGCAATCCTGCCATGATGGGCGTGAAGTATGTGAAGGACGAGAACGGAAACCTGATTTTCAGTTGCTACACCCGTGACCACTACTACGAGGTGGAGAACACTTGGGCGATCATTCGGAGCGAACCTCAGATTTTGGGTATTCCCATCATCGAGTATCCGGCGAATAAGGCTCGGCTGGGAGCCTTTGAGATCGTCCTCCCTCTGCTGGACGCTATTAACACCGTGGAGAGCAACCGCCTTGACGGTGTAGAGCAGTTCGTACAGGCGCTCATGCTGTTCCACAATGTTGACATTAACACCGAGGATTTTCGCCAGCTCCGTGACGAGGGGGCAATTAAGTACAAGGACATTGACCCGCAGTTCAAAGCTGAAATCGAGTATCTGACCTCGGAAATGAACCAGACGCAGACGCAGACCCTCGTGGACAGTATGTATAACACCGTCCTGACGATCTGCGGTATGCCGAACCGCAACGGTGGTTCTTCCACCAGCGATACCGGCTCTGCGGTCATCATGCGTGACGGTTGGTCGGCAGCGGAAGCGAGGGCGAAGGACTCCGAGCTGATGTTCAAGCAGTCCGAGAAGGATTTCTTGAAGCTGGTTCTGCGTATCTGCCGTGACCTGAGCGACTTGACGCTGAAACTCAGCGGTCTGGAAATCCGCTTTACCCGCAGAAATTACGAGAATATCACGGAAAAGGCAAATGTGCTGACTGCTATGCTTGCCAATCCGAAGATCGCCCCGGTTCTGGCCTTTACCCATTGTGGTTTGTTCTCTGACCCGCAGCTTGCGTACCGTATGAGTATGGATTACGCTGAGGAACAGGAGAAAAAGGCCGCTGAACTCGCAACCAAACAGAAGGAGGTTAATCCTGATGGAAAAGGAAATCCGCCTGACCCCGGAAGCGGTCAGACAGATTGAGGAAATCTTGACTACGGGAAAGACCGTTGAGATCGCAGAACGACACGAGAAGGTGATCGTGTGGGCGGTCAGCAGCAAAAAGAAATATGAACAGCCTATCGCATAGGTGATAGGAACAGCCATTACGGGCTACTGATACCGAAAAGGTATTGGTATTTTTCCTTCCAATGCCCTCGGAGTTTTCGGACAGTCCGTGAAAGCTCAGTCTTTTCGGAGATATGAGAAAGGCGAAGACAATGATTTGACCGCCGCAAGGCGTTGAATGGTCAGGGAAGACCTTAATCGCAAACGGGAGACAACCCGTAAAAACGGAAAATAGTGCTGAGTGAACAGCCTTGTTAAACGCAGGAGGTAATCATTATGGCAAAGATCGACACCAGCAAAATCACGGGCTATGCGGAAATGTCTGCGGAAGACAAGCTGAAAGCTCTGGAAGCGTTCGAGTACGAGGACAACGTTGCCGAGCTGGAAAAGCAGAAAGCCGCTGTTTCCAAGGCCAACTCCGAAGCCGCTGAGTGGAAGCGCAAGCACAACGCTCTGTTGGGTGAGGACGAGAAGAAGAAGCAGGAGCAGGAGGAAAAGTTCGCCAACATGGAGAAGGAGCTTTCCGAGCTGCGGGAAGCCAAGCGTGTTTCCGAGTTTAAGGCCAAGTTCATCGCTCAGGGCTATGACGAGGCTCTTGCTGAGGATACCGCAAAGGCGATGGCTGATGGTGACTCTGCCAAGGTGTTTGCCAACCAGCAGAAGTTCCTTGACGAGTATGCAAAACAGGTCAAGGCTGACGCTCTGAAAAAGACCCCCAAGCCTACTCCCGGTGCCGGTGGCGGTACTGGCGAGATGGATTACGCCAAGAAAATCGAGGAAGCACGGACAAACGGTGATTTTGCCGCCGTTGCTTACTACACCCGCCTGCAAGCCGAAGCGGACATCCGCGTGCAGATCGAAACGCGGCTGCGCACCGAAACCGAACTGGCCGCCCTGCGCGCCTCGTCCCAGACGGAAATCGCCGGCCTGAAACAAAAGAACGCCGAGGAGCGCGCCGCCGAGAAAGCCGAACGCGAACAGCTCGAAGAGCGTTTCCGCATGCAATTCAAAAACCTCGCGACGGAGATTCTGGGCGAGCAGTCGCAGCGGTTCAAGGAGACCAGCAGGGAGTCGATCGACATCCTGCTGAAACCGTTCAAGGAGAACATCGTCGACTTCCGCAAGCGCGTCGAGGAGATCTACACCACGCAGACCTCCCAGCGGGGCGAGCTGAAATCGGAACTCAAACGCCTGATGGAACTCAACCAGACGATCTCCACCGAGGCCCGGAACCTGACCGACGCCCTGAAAGGCAATTCGAAGGTGCAGGGCGACTGGGGCGAGATGCTGCTCGAAACGATCCTCGACAGTTCGGCCCTCTCGAAGGGCATCCACTACCAGACGCAGTACAACATCAAGGACGAGGAGGGGCGCAACCTGCGGCCCGACGTGGTGTTGCACCTGCCCGAGAAGAAGGACATCGTCATCGACTCGAAAGTCTCGCTCACGGCCTTCGTGGGTTACTCCTCGGCCGACACGGAGGAGGAGCGGCGGCGTTATCTCGCGGCGCACATCGCCTCGGTGCGGCAGCACGTCACCGAACTGGGCCGCAAGGAGTACCAGCGGCGGCTCAATTCGCCCGACTTCGTCATCATGTTCATCCCCAACGAACCGGCGTTCCTCGCGGCGTTGCAGAACGACACGGCCATCTGGTCCGACGCCTACGACAAAAAGGTGATCATCTCGTCGCCGACGAACCTTTTCGCCCTGCTCAAACTCGTCGCCGACCTCTGGAAATACAACGACCAGGACAAGAACACCAAGGAGATCGCCGCCTGCGGACTGAAGCTCTACGAACAGCTGGTGGCCTTCACCGCCTCGCTCGAAGGGGTCGGCACGGCGCTGGACAAGGCCCGCGACGCCTACGAAGACGCCCACAAACGCCTCTGCACGGGCAACGACAACATCATCCGCGTCGGCGAACGCCTGCGCAAAACCGCCCGCCTGCAAACCAAGCGGCAGCATGCCGCGCGCACGCTCGAAATCGCCGGCAGCGATGCGGATTCGGACGACCGTTCCGAGGCCCCCGCCGCCCTGCCGGACAGCGGCGCATAGCCCCTCCGCAAAAAAATCGCACCGCAGGCTCATCGTTTTGCCTGCGGGATGTGTCTATTCAGCAAACTAACCCCATAAACTTATGAAAAGAGCGACAATTCTTTTTACGGTCCTGTGGCTGACGCTGGGTGCGGCCGCGGCCGGGAATCCCAAGGCCGACCCGCGGGCCGTCGTCGAGGCGGGCAACGCACGCTTCACGGTCCTCACCCCGCAGCTGATCCGCATGGAGTGGAGCGAGGACGGCCGTTTCGAGGACCGCGCCACGCTGACCTTCGTCAACCGTGAGACGCCCGTGCCGGACTTCAAGGTCCGCGACACGAAATCCCGGCTGACGATCACCACCCCGGCCCTGACGCTGACCTACACCAAAGGCGGCAAGTTTTCGGACAAAAACCTGAAAGCCGTCTTCCGGCTCAACGGCCGCGAGGTCGTATGGACCCCCGGCACGGAGGACCCGCAGAACCTCATGGGCACGACCCGCACGCTCGACGGATGCGACGGCAGGAAGCTGGGGCGCGAACCGATGGAGCAGGGGCTTCTTTCGCGCGCAGGATGGTCGGTGGTCGACGACAGCGGCCGCCACGTGCTGACGCCCGACGGCTCCGCCTGGAAAGAGTGGGTCGAGGCGCGCCCCGCGGGCGACCGCCAGGACCTCTACCTCTTCGCCTACGGGCACGACTACAAGCAGGCGCTCGCCGATTTCCAGCTCGTCGCAGGCCGCGCGCCGCTGCCTCCGAAGTACACCTTCGGCTACTGGTGGAGCCGCTACTGGCAGTATTCGGACAACGAGTTCGTCGACCTGGTGCAGAAACTCAAGTCGGTCGACATTCCGATCGACGTGCTGATCGTCGACATGGACTGGCACGAGACCTGGGGCCTGCGCAAGAAAAACCCCGCCAAGGACGAGTACGGACAACGCATCGGCTGGACCGGCTACACCTGGCAGAAGGAGCTGTTCCCCTCGCCCGCGAATTTCCTCCGATGGACCGAAAACGAGCAGCTGAAAGTAGCGCTCAACCTCCACCCCGCCTCGGGCATCCAACCCTACGAAGACGTTTACGAGCCGTTCACCCGGGAGTACGGATGGACCGAAAAAGGCAAGAGCGTGCCGTTCCATATCGACGAACAAAAATGGGCCGACGCCTACTTCAAGACCGTGCTGAACCCGATGGAGCGCCAGG